TCATTGCTTTTTACTCCATCCGACAGGACAGGTTTCTGGTGTGTACCATGTGAATCCCTGTTTGTCTGCCCATTCTTGCATGGTGTATCTTGTTCCGTCACTTCTACGTCTTGCTCCGGGCATAGCTGTTCTTGGGTTTTGGAAGACGAAGACCAATGTCTCCTTCTCGCCAAGGCATCGGCTAATATCAACATACTTCTTCGCTTCTGCTCTGTCACGGAACCTCCCCTTAGCTTCAATATATATAGTAGAATCTATACTGTAATATACAAAGTCTGGTTCGTACGTCTTAACCTGCGTGTACGTTAGCTTGTTAACATGGTACTCGCATCTCTTGAACTTCTGGTGAAGATCATACTCGAACCAGCTATCATAACCTTTCGGTACGTTACGTCTCGTTCTCTTCACTTGGTCTTTCCCATGTTTGATTAGGTTCACGACGCAGCCAAAGCAGCCTAGCGTTCTCAATGACACGCTCTTCAGACTCTAACAACTCAACGCACTTGTTAAACATCTCTATCTCTGTCAGTCCTTCAAGGAGCTTCTGAGACTTCTTATCACCAATACCATACACACCGACAATGTTATCAGCTTTGTCGCCCATGATGATCTGACGATAGAAGAACAGTAAGCCTTCCTCTTCATTGACAGATGTTAGTTCACGCTTGTTGAAGTTGTAATGTCTGCACGGTACTTGCTGGAAGTCCTTGTCGAGACTAGCAATGATGCTGTCAGGGATGGCGGTAGCGTCGATAGCAATCAAGTCATCTGCTTCCTCATCTTCTGACACAACAGCATTCCAATCTTCGATCAGGTACTTGCGTATAGCTTCCAAGTGTACAGGCTTTTCTTTGTCCTTACGGTTACCCTTGTAAGGCGCAGTAACGGCTATGTCATTACGAAAGTTACCCTTACCTGTCAGGTAGACACGGTAGTCTGGTTCGCCGTCTATCATAGTGTATAGATCGCTTACCATATCAGACAAGAAACTGCCCGTAGTATAACAGGCAGTCTTGACTGACTCATCATTGCACTTGAATGCACAACGATAAGCCACAATGTCACCATCAATCAGAATCACAACGCTTCCGCTTCAGATACTGAGTTGTCAGCGTATTCGATCAGGTTAGTAACCTTCATCTTGATCATGGATGGTGAACGTCCTGTACCAACAGACCAGTCATAGTATCCTACAACAGCGATAGCTTCAGATCCGTTAGCGATAAGAACATCTTCAGGAATCTCAACACCGTTCTCATCCGTTAGACGCATAGGGTTGTTGCTCTTCATGGTGATAAAGAAGCCACGGTCATCGCCCTTGTTGCTAGGTGCAATACCCATCTCTTCAATGGCCTCAACAGCTTTCTCGCTGAGGTTTCCAAGCTGCACTTGATACTTGTTACTGTACTTGTTGAGCTTGTTACGCTCACACCAGTAGACGGTACCGCGTACAGTGATGGGTGGTAGTTTGTTTGCAGACATAAGTTTCTCCTTAATGAGTTTCTGCCCAATTGTTGCCTACTCTATATTCGCCGTCTAATGGACACCGTAGGCTGAGTGTCTCTCCGGCAAGCTTGATAGCACGTACACCCATACGTCCAACCGTATCAGCGTAGTGTGCTGGTGTTTCTATTTGCCATTCGTCATGGACGTTAGCAACAAATCTGTGTGGTATGTACAGTAACTTAGCATTCAAGATTGTCAAGGCTTCCTTCATAACGATAGCTCCAGCACCTTGAAGTAATGTATTCAAGGCGGCGTGTTCTGATCTGACTCTGAGTTTTCGTCCGTCGAGTCCAACAAGGACGCCCGATGCAGCCTGTCCGAGAGTATCTCTTCTAACTCTTTCAAGAGACGGCGTGTTAGAAAGAAATGTTTCTTTAAGTCTGCGTCCAGTAACGCTATTTCCTCCAACGATAGCTCCGATCTTAGCATCTCCGGCTCCATACAAAAACGCATAAATGAATGTTTTCGCAAGAGGGCGGCTCTCAAGTTTAGCTGCTCGTTGATTAGCCGTATGAATATCGCCATTGAGTATTTCATTAGTGTAGTCTTCGTCGTCCATGTAGTGAGCTAACATACGTAACTCTAAACCGCTGGCGTCGATGCCAACTAACTTGTTACCTTCATCCACTGTCCAACATGATCGACACTCTGTACCGAACGGTGCGGATACTGCTGGCACTTGTGCCATGTTAGGTGACTGATGTGTCATGCGTCCTGTCACAGCTCCGTTGGTAATGACTCTGCCATGTACTCTACCATCGTCCTTCACTGCTTTCAACCATGAATCTATTTGAGCTACCCGCTTCTGTAACATCATGTAACGTGCAACAGCCTTGGCTTCGGGAAGATTTATCCCATCAAGTACCTTCTCATCAACGATGATGTTTCCCTTCTCAGTCTTCTTGTCAAACTTGACACCCAGACCTTGTAGTCTCTCAGCTATCTGCTTCCGTGAGCCGGGATTGAATACTGTTACCTTGTCCTTCAGTTGCTTACCTGTCTTCTCTGACCAACGTTCTTCAACGATGGGTGGGAAGATAGCTTGTAGCTCTGCTTCGATGTTGTTCATCTCAAACATAAGATCCATCATCAACTTCTCTGCATACGGTACGTCAAGCTTAAAACCGTTACGTTCCTGCTCAGTGGCGATCCAGCCTACACGATGCTCAAGATCAATACATTTCTCAGAAAAACCCTCTTTAAATAGCTGCATATCCAACCACCTGTGAACCTGTTCAGTCAGTTCAACGTCAGCGATACAGTACTCGATCATCTCGTCTGTTAGTCCACCGTCGTAGTCTGTGAAGTCGAGCTTCCCTGTTCCTCCAAGGATTGTTCCCCAATTACGCAGTGAATGTCCCCCGTCTTGGCTGGGATTGTAGAGTCTGGAGAGGTAGAGAGTGTCCACAACAAGATGCCTAGCAACCCGTACGTTCCAAACACGATCAAGAATACCCACGTCGAATCCGATGAGGTTATGTCCAACGATTTTGTCTGCATTATTCAACACCTTCTGCAATGTGTCTGGTGAGGTGTGAACTTGTATATCGTTCTTCACCTTCGTAACGGCACACCAGATCGTTGAGTGATCCAAAGTGGTTTCTATATCCAAGTAACAGGTATTCATGGTATTTCTCATTCAGTTCGTTACGTTCAGCGTCGTGGTTAAACTTCTGATAAGTCTCCATCAACTGTTCCTGTTCCAATATCCAACTCCCAATCTTGCTCATGGTAGATCATCTCCTCTAGGTCTGCGAGTGTACGTAGATCGGCGCGGTCGATTACATCACCGTCATCAAGACTAACAGCGAAGCATTTGTTGCACAAGTCTACAAACTCTTGGCTAACAGCAAACCGTCTTGTTGCTTCGTAGTCTGTTAGCTCTACGTCACACGCTATACATCTCATTCAATAAGTTCCTCTACTGGCGTCAGCTTATGCTGATCTAAAAAGTAGGCTGGTTTACCTCTACCAAAAGGATCGCCCCAGTTTTCCTCTTGTACTATCTCATCATAAGTAGCATAACCTACTGCAGTATACTCAGGAAACTCTCCCACTACTAGTAGGTAAAGATCACATTGATCGTTCTTCTTGTGAGGCATGATGATAAGTCTGCCTGTCCTGTACTTGGTTGTCTTAACATCAACAGTCTTACCGTTACATATCAAGTCATGAGTGGGTAGTTCATGAGCTTGAAAGTCTGTCTCAATATCGTAGTACACATTGAGCATCTTTGCTGCTGCCATCTCAGAACCAACACCGTCAACATCAGCATCTTTATATGACTTAGTAAATAAAGTTTCAGACAGTTTGTTGTTGAATCCTTTATCTCTCGCATTTTCATAACGCATACGAGCGATAGACTCACAGACCTTTTGTTCGTTTTTTCCTAGCTTATAAGATAGCACTATCCTTCTCCTCACGCTGTGTCAGTCGTCCAGTAGCCTCGTTGTAGAATACCTCACACGCCTTCCCTGTCTTACCCGTGTATCTGTTCTTCAACACACGCAGCACGGTCGTGTTTCTGACAACAGGATCATCACTCTGACTGTTACGCTCAGCACCAATGACCGCATCAGACAGCTGTGCAATCGACGCAGAGCCACGTAACATACCAAGGCTAGTGACAGCACCATCCTCCAACTGCTTCCCTTCAGGGCGTCTCAGGTGGCTCACAAGGAACATACAAATACCCATCTCCTGAACGAACGTCCGCAGCTTAGTCATGATCATATCCAAAGCACGTCGCTCATCACCGTTGCTCTGGTCAGACACCAAGATAGAGACGTGATCGAGTACGATATAACGTACGCCTAGTACCTTGACAAAGTATCTCATCCTGCCCAGTACGTTTTCTATCTCGTTACTGCCGAAGTGTTCCCAGAGATAGACACGGTTCTCATAGTCCATCGTATCGTAGACTAGATCAATGTCAGTGTCGTTGTACTCACAGTCTGGAAGGTGGATAGGCTTGTTCAGTTCAAGACCTACAAGGCCACGCATGGTACGCTCAGGTGTCTCCTCAAGAAACATCAACCCAAGGTTGTCCTCAGACTGTGCCATAATGGAACTGACTATCTCACGCAGCAGTGTACTCTTACCCAGTCCAGAGCCAGCACAGATAGTTACCAACTCAGACGTGCGTATGCCGTACAAGTGTTTGTTCAGTCCATCGAACGGATACTGTACCTT